TACAAAACAATATCTTCGGCCTTGCTTCACCGTCAACGAAAGAACGAACATTGGCTAGATCATACTTGGTATAATCAACATACGGCAAGTAGTTTTCTACTGAACCAAGTTTCATCTTCTTCTTAAAAGTGGTATTGATATCCTCATAGATATCTGCCCACATCTTCATATTAAAGTTGAGTGTGCATTCACCAGTATACTTATCGAAATAGGAACCAATCCAAGTGTTAACAAACAACATGTCTGGATCTTTTGGACGAAATATCTTCGTCTTATGATCTATTCCTTCAAGTCTGACAGTCTGAATTTCCAGGTCTTCAATCGCTCTAGGATCTTTATTGTGAGCATACATAACCTTTTCTTTGCCAAGATGCTTGATGACCTCGCGCACGAAGGGCTTAGAATGAAATAGATCACCATTATGATAGAAGTTGAAGAAACAAACCTTTGTCACTGGACGCCCTTATATAGCTTAACAGAATCTTCACGCAAAGATTTGCCGTGTGTAATAGCATCATCAATGATTGCATTCAATGCAGCCACAAGCTTTGGCCTCTTAACCTTGAAACAAATATCGACCTTACGCTTTAAGTCGGCCAGTTCAGCGTCAGACTTTGCTTCCTGCATAGCATCTTCAAGGTGCCATGTGCGAATGTGGAGAATAGCCAGTTTCTCCAATACTTCACCAATGCTGTCTGATGCAGCATACTCCGGAGGATCAAGCGTCATAAGTTTTTGATCTAGTGTATTGTAAACATGTTCACGGATTACAACATCAAGAATGGTAGCAAGGGTCTTATTATCCATCACAAACTCCTAATGATATTTTCAAGTATATTCATTTCTCTATCACCAACAAACTGGTTATTACCTATATAGATGCCATTTTCATGAAGAACGTCAACATTGTATGGGCCAGTCTTACATGCGATAGAATATCCTTCCATGTAAGGCTGACGAAGTAAGTTGCCGCCAACGACTGGACGATATTCGATGAAGTTGTTCTTCAATTTTCTCAGTAATGTTTCCTTGATTAAAGGAGTCTTTGCGATGAGAGGAAAGCAGAATGAGCTATTGCTTTCTTCCGCATAACCTTCACCTGGCAAATGAAACTTATCAGAGCCATAGACTTTCATGATTTCAATAAATCTACGATAGTTCTTTTGGCGTTGTTCAATAAAGCCATCAAGCCTCTTCAACTGCGATAGCCCAAGCACAGCACCAAGCTCAGTATTACGGAAGTTATAACCAGCAGTCACAAACAAAAACTGCGGATCAATCTCAGGATGAGCATCAGCATATGAGTCCGGAACCATCGATACGCGAGACATACCATGTGAACGCTTCATACGCATTAAATCATACAGGGCAAGATTATTGGTACAAACCATGCCGCCTTCAACAGTTGACATGTGATGACCAAAGTAGAAGCTGAACGTAGAACCGCTCGACTTTGAACCAATTCTATGGCCAAATATATCTTTTGCACCGTGACTTTCACACACATCTTCTAGAAAGATAGCTTTTGGAAATAAAGCTCTAAGTGCAAAAGTAGGAGCAGGAAGACCAAGAAGATGTGTCGTGAACACAATATCAATCTTATGCTTATCCGCAATCTCAGCAGCATTTTTCAAATCAAAGCTATAATCATATAAATTGATATCACAGAAGATTGGTTCCATACCAAGTTGCATTACAGGATTGATATTGGTTACCCACGTACACGCGGGCACGAGGACCTTGATCTTCTTCTTGTCCTTGAAGTAAAGTTCTTTAACAGCATCAAGCAACAGAAAGTTGGCGGTACTTCCTGAAGTAACAAATAGAGAATGCTTAACGTCAAGCCAATCTGACCAAGCTTCTTCAAACTGTTCTACTTTTCTACCTTGAGTAAAGCGATCAGCAGTCATCACAAACTTAGCCAACTTCCATCGGTCACACCATGTCAGTGTGTCCTTCATTAACGGCCAATCATACCCGATCATATGTACCTCTATTCTCCATGAACCAATCAATCGTGGTCTTTAGACCATCTTCAAGCGAAGTCTTTGCTTTCCAGCCAAGTGCATCCATCTTGCTAGTATCTAGGGCGCGCCGTGGTGTACCATTTGGCTGTGCAGTATCCCAGATGATTTCGCCTTTGTATCCAACAAGATCAGCGATCAACTCTGACAGATACCGAATTGACACTTCACGATTGGGACCAATGTTTATAGGTTTAGTATCGTTGTGATTATTCATCAAGAATATTAGTCCGTCAGCCAAATCATCGGCAAAAAGAAACTCTCGCGTAGGCGTGCCGTCACCAAAGCATACTACACGGGACAAACCCTTTTCTTTCGCGTCGATAAATCGATTGATGAATGCAGGAATAACATGACATTCATTCAGTCTAAAGTTATCGAAAATGCCATAAAGATTATTTGGCATGACGGAAACAGTTTGCATACCATACTGTTCAGTATACTTCTGGCACATGGTAAGACCGGCAATCTTCGCTAGAGCATAACCAATGTTAGTCTCTTCTAGCGGGCCAGTCATTAAGTATTCTTCTTTGATCGGCACAGGCGCATGTTTAGGATAGATACACGCTGTACCAAGGAACATCAGCTTCTTGGTGCCATAGACACGGGCCGAGTCAATTACGTTTGTCTGTATCAATAGATTGTCACGAATGAAATCGGCTGGGAAAGCTTTGTTGAATCCAATACCACCAACCTTCGCAGCCGCAAGAAACACATAATCTGGCTTTTCGTGATAAAAATATTCGCTGACTGATTGTTGACTTCTCAGGTCGATATCAGTCGTTACAATATTCGTATAACCCTGTGCCTGTAACTGACGAGTGAGTGCAGTGCCTACTAAACCCTTGTGACCTGCCACATAAATTTTACTATTACTGTCCATTGATACACATATCCTCTACTAGCTTTTCAAATGTAAACTGTGGTCTCCAGCCAAGCTTCTTCTTAGCTTTTGATGGATCACCAAGCAATGTTTCAACTTCAGCAGGACGGAAGTATTTCTCATTCACGCGAATACGAACCATACCGTTCTGATCAACACCGACTTCATTTAGGCCTTCGCCTTCCCATGTGATACGCATACCAAAGTATGGCGCAGCAGTCTCAACAAACTGCTTAACTGAATATTGTTCGCCTGTTGCAATCACATAATCATCTGGCTCTGGTTCTTGTAGCATTAGCCACATAGCCTCAACAAAGTCTTTAGCATGACCCCAATCTCTCTTCGCATTGAGATTGCCGAGTTCCACACTCTGCTGATAGCCCATGCTAATACGAGATAGAGCCTGCACAATCTTTCTTGTTACGAATGTTTCACCACGACGAGGAGATTCATGATTGAATAGAATGCCAGATGAGCAATGCATTCCATAAGACTCACGATAGTTCTTTACAATCCAATATCCATATAACTTTGCAACACCATACGGTGAGCGTGGATAGAATGGTGTTGTTTCACTCTGCGGAGTTTGTTGCACAAGACCATAAAGTTCAGATGTAGAAGCTTGATAGATGCGAACATCTTTTTCCATACCGAGAAGACGAACAGCTTCAAGCACACGAAGAGTGCCGAGAGCATCAACCTGCCCTGTGTATTCTGGAATCTCGAATGATACCTTCACATGTGACTGTGCTCCGAGATTATAAATCTCAGTTGGCTTAATTTCTTGGATTAAACGAATGAGAGATGAACCGTCTGTCAAATCTCCATAGTGTAGTTTAATGCGAGGATAGATATGATCAATGCGATCAGTATTGATAGAAGATGATCGGCGAATAATACCATGCACTTCATATCCTTTTTCAAGAAGCAATTCGGCCAAATAAGAGCCGTCTTGTCCTGTAATACCTGTAATTAATGCCACAAATCTCATAGAAAATCCCTCAAATTATCATTGTCACGTTGTATATTTATTGCTTCCGCGCGCGGGTACGGATTAGACTTGTTATAGTCATTAATCAGGATGCGCTTACTATTATGTAGGCCCATGCACAGGTTGTAGTTCGAGAACCCTAGCGACCATAGAGTTTTGTGTGTCTGTTCTTCATACTCACCTGGTCGGGCTGTAGTGAAAATAATCTGGCATCCCTTATCATGATATTCTTTCACTCTCTTAACATTTTCCACAAGGGGAATAGCATCATGATTATATGAATAGTTACCGTAACGAGACTGAGCCTTGATTAGAGTGCCGTCAATATCACAGAACAGAACTGGCATATCATTATACTTATGCCAATCATCAGCAGTACCAACATCAATATAATTGCTTACATCTTTCTTTGTGAAGAGTCCACCGTTGGCTAGTGTATATTGAATAACATGTGAAACAAATAACTCACCGTCACGATTGCTGATTGCATCATATGCTGTGAGATAGTCTTTAGCAGACTCGAAACGATAAGCACCAACACAGAAGGAATCAGATACCACTTTCTTCTCAATGATATCGGTAATTACATTCTGATCATTATACTTCACAAAGCTCTTAGATGCAAGTTTATTCAACGTCTCATGATCTGAAATATTGGAGGTGCAAACATAGTTACCACCACTCACTTTATGATCAAAGAACGAATCGCAGTCCTTCACAAGGATAGAAAAGTCATCTTTCTTGATTTGCTTGATATCATTGATTGCAATCTTGACAGTCTCAGCAGGGCCGCGAGTTGGCTTCGGCAGAATAACAATGAAAGCACCAGGCAGTTCATTACGAACAAACTCCAGTGCATTATACTTCTCAACATGTTCCTGTAGAATGACAACAGTAATATCATGCTTGCCGATGTAAGGCTCAACCGCCTTCACAAGCATCATCTTGTTATCATATCCGAAATGCAGATACTTCGGCTTTACATTTGGAAATCTGGTAGAAAGACCAGCGGCTGGTACAATCACTTCCATAGTCTGTTAATCTCCTTCATAATAAAATCATATTCTAGCGAATCTTTCTCGCAGTGTAAATAGACACGAAGCAGCATGAGTATCAGAAGATAATCATCATTTGCAATTGGAAACTTACTGAGAACGTGTTCCTGAATGTTCAGCAACTTTACATCAAGCATGACAGGATCACGACGAAGAAACCACTTGCACTCCAAATCTTGTCTCAGCTTCGCAATATCAAACACCCAGGAATCATACTTCAACGTCACAGCATCAATGAAATAGAAACGACCTGAAGTATCATGGATAATGTTTTCTAGTGTCATATCTCCATGATATACCGACTTGGGTAATATCTTAGGCAGTTTGTCAATCAACTCTTCTTTGGTGAATGGAAACATACCATCTTCTATCCATGATAACATCTCATGGTACACGTTAGTATAGTCTTTGTCAACACTTTTCGATGCGAACATTGACAATGTGTTCACTAAAAACTCTCTGAGGTCTTTGATCGAATTGTTAAGAAGATAGTTTCTCATATCTGTTCCATGAATATACTCCATGTCCAGAATTGTTCCATCATAGTGATAGATTTTAGGAACGTCAACATAACCAAGAAGTGCAGTCAATCTTTCATAGTTGCGATCAACATTCTCTATCTTGCGAACAAACATATGGTCTTCTGACTGCATTAAGGCCACAGTCGAACCAGAATGCCCTTTGAGTTTCTTTAAGAGTTTTTCCATAGATCCATGTCATCACGAATAAGCGAATGAGGAGTGCCGTTGTATTTGCCTGGTGGAAATGGATTATTCATATCAACATAAACAAGTCTTTCGCCAACCAGCCCATATCTATGTAGATTCGCTCTCATCATATCTTCACCGATCATAGCACAGCCTGCATTATAATAATGATCCATATGTAGATATGTAGACATATAGTCTGTCATAACATGATTACTACCAAATGCAAACTGATCATTGCCAAAGTCTCTGAGTGGCGTCATGCGGCAGTTTGGAATATAGAGTTTGTTTCTGTCTAGATGATCGAAAGGTAAAACACCATTTAGAGCATAGTCAAATCTTGTCTTCACAATCCAATCATATCTGCTATGCAGCAATTCATGATTCGTCTTCAGCATCAAGGCTTGAAACGTCGAATAGAACATAGACACTGTTGCATGTGGCGGCCAGCCCTTAGCGTCTGGTGTATTCGTATACTTGCTATCATAGAATGATTTTGATAAGGCATTCTCTGCTTTCCATTCGACAGGTTTATACAAATCAATCACATCTGTAGTGCGATAGACTTTATTATGCCATGTATGAATGAAGATATCACAATCATAATGATCAAGTAGATTGCGCTTGAGGTATTCGTATCCCTGCGCGTAGGCGCGTGGCTGACCATAAATGCAAACCGCAATCTTCATGAACGAACTCCCTTATATACACTCTCTAAGAACCATTGATTAAAACGATCTAGATCCCAGTTTCTCAATAGTGATTTTCTAGGAAGAGCTTCGACATTTGCCATCATTTCCCATTCGCGCATATCTAGATCGACCTCAATGATAGCATCAATGAAGTTATTATCTGACACATAATTGTGACGGGAAATATATGTACCTTCTTCAAAATCTAATGCTACAGTCGGTGAACCCCAATAGATCGGTACGGTCTTAGCAATAAAGCCATGCATGATCTTCTCGGTGCAGTAACCGGGCCATGAGCTATTCTCAAAGCACAATGAGAAACGACACTGACGAAAGAAATCAATCTTAGACTGCACATCTCTAGGCAGAACACCACCAATGTTATTGAACAATGGACCGCCAGACATGACTGGCTTATATTCGTTCAACATGTGGAATATCTTATTACGATATTCCCCATTTGGATTGGCTGCTACGAAGCCGCAGAACCATGCCTTATCATCATACTTTACATATTCTCTAGGCAGATTCAACATATCAGGCACACCATTCTTTGTCTGCACCCAGTTGTCCAATACGTATAGAGGCAGACGATAGAACTGAGATCCATCTAGATGATCGAACGAGATTGCATGATGAGCTTCATAATGATATGGTCGTCTATTCTCACCAGTGAAGAAAATCTTGACCACTTTATTAGGATCAAAGTTCTTGTTATTCTGACCATATGTTTCATCAGCGAAGATGAGGTAGTCGGGATTGGCATCATCCCGAACCACTTCAAATGCATGTGAAAGAGTATCCATGAAGAATGTATCCATGGTATTATAGTAGTCTGTGAATCCAAGCTTGAGCTTTGGCTTAGTCATCATACTTGGCCCTGATCTTATCAGCCAGGCCTGATACGCGATCATACTGGTGAACAATGCGGAATGGAATACCATCGCTATTGCTTACAATGCCGTCATCATCGATAGTGGGTTGATTGCAAAGATACTTGGTCTGATACATAAGCTGTGCAGTCGGATCGTTGTTCTGACCAATGTCACCTGCTCCAGATGCAATAGCACCAAGAGTTGTACCAAGATTGACTGCCCAACCAGAATCATTACTGGTGAATAGTGTTTGATCTTTGAAGATACCCATATTGAGCAAGAAGTTATATACGGCCTGATCAACAATTGAAATAGGGCGATTGACACTCAATTGTAGTAAGAGATGGACCAAGTCGCGCACAATGTCGTGCTTGCCTGCAATTACGCCGACATTATTGATTTCATTATCCTTCATCTGATTGTGGAAGAAAGGTCCAAAAGCCTGTAGATAATTGTTGTTACCCCAAGGTTCGTCCTTATACTTCAGGCCTTCGCCTGCTGCGATAAGTTCTGGAGACTTATCTTCTGACCGCAAGAAAGTCTGAGGATTCATCTGAAAGACAACATCACGAACATCGGTAGCGATCACATAGTCATACTTCTCTTTTGCTTCATTGAGAACATTCCAGATATGAAAGAAGCGTTCAACATGAGGCGGCATCTGGCTGTTAGAAGTATAATTGCCCTCTTCATCTTTCTGGCCATATGCAAGAATACTAACACCCTTTTCTGCGATCTTACCAAGCTCTTGAATTGTAATATTGGTTGTGACAAGCATGATATCGCCATCGAATCCACTTCTCTGAATAGAATTGATCCAATACTTGATATCGTCATACTTGTATCCTGAGGCGCCGCCAATAATTAGGTCTTTAGCCATGGTAATTCTCCATTATAATTGTTGAGTTGTTCTGCATTACCCTTGATGAAGAAGTCGGCATCAACCGAACCAGGATTTCCATCTAGACGATAGCAAAGAGTGTGTTTACGATTTGTATCCCACTTTGGATTTTGTGGTAATACGCTATACAGATATCTACGATCACCGCCCCAACCAGAATGCCAGAGATGACAAGTATTCTGCAAGAACTTTCTTTCAAAAGCGAATGAAGATGTATCTACAAGATATTGGGGATCGTTGTGTGTGAAATAGATTGGCCACTTGCCAAGAGCTTCACAGTTGTCTTCCGCAACAAAAGACTTGTCGGGATTATAAATCTTGCGGAGAGAATGTGCGAAGTCATTACCGCGATCAAGTACTTCGACAAGAGAAGACACATGATCTGGTTCATACCAATTGTCTTCATCAAGAAAGAAGATATAGTCGGCATTAAGGAGATGAGGAACACCAGCATAGATTCTGTGACCGTAGAAATCGCCGCCGCTTTTACCTGTATTCCAAGGCAAGAACATAAACTCTAGATTCCAGTTATCTTTATCTTGATGCACAAGATTTTGATTGAATGCTTTGAGATATTCTTTAGCGCCGTCAATGACGAGAAGATGTGTGAGATTTTTATATGTCTGATTGGCAACGCTCTCAACAGCATCGGCTAATTTGGGAGAACCGATAGTAGGTGTGACAACGACCACTGACTTTTCAATAACAAGCTTCATGATATACCTATAATAAAAAAAAGAGGATGCTAGTATATAGCACCCTCTCCACAAAGTCAACTATTACTTAAGCGGAATAAGACCCTTGTCTACGAGATAGCCATCCTCGCCAATAGCATCTTCACTCTTGTATTCTTCCATAAACTTCTTCAAGTCCGGATTAGATTCCAGATGTGAAGTCTTGAAGTATACATAAAGCTTACGTGAGATAGGATATTCACCAGCAGCGATTGCATCATATTCAGGAACAACACCATTAACAGTAGTGCCTGAGATTGCATTTGCATTCTGTTCAAGGAAAGAGAATCCGAAGATACCTAAAGCCTTAGGATTAGCCTGAATCTTCTGAACGATTAGATTGTCATTCTCACCAGCTTCAACATATGCACCGTCTTCACGAACAGAATGACAGAATGATTTTGCATCTTCTGGTGATACGATGATGTTGTTTTTCTTAATGACAGACTTACATTCCTTTTCAAATACCAATTCAATAAATGAATCGCGGGTACCTGAAGTTGGCGGCGGGCCTAGAACTTCGATTTTGTCAGCAGGAAGATCATCACGAATGTCCTTCCATGTCTTAGCAGTATTCTCTTTAAAACCACCATCCACGAAAACATACTTGGCTAGAGCCTTGTAAATATCTTCGGTTGTTAGTTTCATATCGACATGATCCTTAGATGCAGCTAGGACAATAGCATCAATACCAATTTCAATGACTTCTGTTCCCTTAACGCCAGCCTTAGCACAAGCCTCAACTTCTTCCTTCTTCATCTCGCGCGAAGCATTAACTGCATCAGGAGTATCTGCGCCATCACCAGCACAGAACAACTTAATGCCACCACCAGTACCAGTAGATTCAACGATTGGTGCAGATACACCATTCTTCTTAGCAAACTGTTCTGCTACAGCGGTTGTGAAAGGATAAACGGTAGATGAGCCGACGATGCGGATTGCATCACTGGCAAGTGCGGGCGCAATAGATAGACCTAGTGCGGCGGCTATAACTAATAGTCTCTTCATACACTTCTCCATAAAAAACAGAGGGAAACAATTTCCCCTCTGTATATATTGTTATCGGCCTGATAGCCAGTCTGACTCTTCATTTGTATAAGGAGTCATAGCCAATTACTCTTCTCATTGTAGGACTTACGGTCCCACTCACGCTGAAGCCATTCTAAGTGAGCTTGATCGGTAGCTTGACAAAGATAATCATACATGCGTTGTTGTTCACTCTTTCGAGTGAATAGCTTCTTCAGTGTTCTTATCATTATTTCTCGCCGTATTTCTCTGATAAGAACTGCTTCGTAGCTTCGCCGTTATGATCAGCTGGCTTTTCACCAATATTGATCTTCTTAGGCTTCTTGTCTTCTGGAATGAAGCGTTCAAGCCAAATCTTTAGCATACCATTGATAAGGTCTGCATTCTTAATTTCAATTGTATCGGCCAGAGCGAACTGGCGAGTAAATGCGCGTTCTGCAATTCCCTTGAAGATATAATTGTCGTCGGTGTCGTTTGTATGAATATTGCCCTTTACGGTAAGTTTACCGTCCTCTAACTCAAGTTCTAGATCCTGCTTACCGAAACCAGCAACAGCGATTTCAATAACGTAGGTGTTTTCACTAGTCTGTCTGATATTGTAAGGAGGATAAGTTGGAATCTTAGGCATTGATTCGCTGAGTTCAGCGATCTTCTTTAAGATGGGCTCAAAACCGACAGTGGTGTTGAATTGCTTGGCGAAAGAAAAGGGGTCGTAATTTAACTTGTGCATATGTAACTCCTATTAAGCAAGTTGTTTATATCTCTTCCCATTAGGCGAAGAGTGGAGCGGGAATGAGGTTTGACACTCACATCACCTTGGGGGTGCCAAGGCATTTTCATTAAACTATCCCGCAAATGTGAGTACGCATTACTCATTCTCACACTGGTATATATAACACTTCTGGTCTGAAATGTCAAGTACTACCAAGGTAAAATCGGTGTTCTTTTCCATTGATTAGTTGCGACACAGATATAAAGATAATCGCCATCCCAAGAAATTTGACCAACATTTCCTGTAGTCGCGGCAAGAGGCACTGTGACATTGCTGAGAAGATGAATATCTGTCATTTTTAGGCCACCTGCAACGGTAACAGATGTGTTGGATATCTTAGTATTAGCCCAGTTATTTGCCACCGCACCTACGATATTGGTATACACGTTTGCGCCAGCACCAACACTAACACCGGTTGTTATCATATAGTTATTGCCAGCAGTACCGACTTCTATGGCATATACATTAGCTCCAGCACCGACAGAAATTCCAACCGCATTCGTATAGTTGTTGCCGGCTGCGCCGACTTCTAAAGTATAAGAATTGGACGATGAACCAGAGCTTGTGCTGATTGAAAGTGCGTATGCATTTGCAGCTAAACCTGTTGCTGCAATCTGAACATTTGACCAAACATTAGAGGCTGCACCGACCTCTATAGCGTAGTTGTTCGCGGATAAACCAGTTGCAGCGATTTGAACATTTGACCAAACATTAGAGGCTGCACCGACCTCTATAGCGTAGTTGTTTGCAGCTAAACCTGTTGCGGAAATCTGGATGTTTGTCCAATCATTAGCTGCTGAACCTGTTGCTGCAATCTGAACATTTGTCCAAGCGTTAGAGGCCGCACCTACCTGTAGAGTATAATTATTCGTTGCAATAAAAGCTTCGGTAACATTTGAACCGCCAACAAAAGAAACATCAGTTATGACTTGAGGCACTACAATGGTAAGATTAGCAACATTGCCATTTACCAATACGCGCTCTAGATCGGTGTCTTGGCGCAAATCGCGGAAGTTCTCATCCAATTCGCCATATGTTAAGGCTTCATCTTTTACGCCTCTATATGTAATAGTCATTAATATTGCTCCACTTGCGTATTCGCTGTATAAGCGCCTGTATAACTGTTATTGCCATCTATGTATATGCCAACATATGATACGAAGGTATTACCTTCATAGCCCGGATTATTTACTACATAGTCAGAATAGAAATAGCTACCAGCATCAGCATCAGCTTTATCCATAGTTGTGCCAGCACCAGGATAAAACTTTATAAGTCTATTCTTCCTACCACGAAGACGATAACGATAATCAACGCCGCTAGGTTCTAATTCTGTTCCTTCAGGAAGATTGTTGATTAGTACAACCATTAACCGCCCGCAAATGTATTATCAGAACCAGAAGAAGATGCATTTGGCACCCAACTCCCATGACCACCAGTGCCGTCTAATAACCTATGAACACCTATGCCATTAACAAAAACTGTGCTACTGCCCGCCTTAGCAGGATCACCACAATTCGTCTTATCGCCAATACGAACAACCTTAGCGCCATTCACGAACGTATCTGGTGAACCATCTTTATAGCTCGTTCTATGAAAAGGATTAGGTGTCATACTTTCATGCCCAATATGCTTATCTACTCCCACTCTTGTTATCGACTTATTAGCTATTTGTGGCATTATGCTACCTTCTTTGGTCTTCCTCTACCGCGCTTGATCGGCTCTTCTGAGGCTATTGTATATTGTATATCTTCTGGATTGAACACAGCAACACCTGTCGACCCTAGCCCGCCCACGCGATCTGTTTTCTGAGTTGGTGCTTCCATGATTTCCCATAGTATATATTCTTCTTTCTTGACTAATTCGCCTTGAGCGATACGGTCACCGTTCGCAATATCTTGCTCTACTTCTGAATTGTTGGTCAAGAGAATAAAAGTTTCTTGAATGTAATCCGAATCAATAACAGCTTCAAGATTGGCTAAGACGAGGCCCTGCTTATAAGAAAGGCCTGAGCGAGGATGGATGCGAACAGAATATCCTTCAGGGATATCAAAGATCAAACCAGTTGGTACTAGTACACGATCACCAGGCATAATGCGGATAACACCATTCGATAGCGATCTTTCAAATGGTGCATTATACATGTTATATCCAAAGTAGCTGTACTTGCCTTCGGCCTGAAATGAAATATCAAAACAAGCAGCCTGTTTGGTTCCAAATCTCGGCAATACGATATTTGGATTTGTCTTATATACGTTCAATCTATTCATGATATACTCCGTTCATTAATTAATTAAAGTGGTTCAACAGCAAGACCTGTCTTGATAAGAATCAAATCAAAAGCTGCTGTGTATCTGCCATTGTTGGATCTTGTTGTAATTCTCACATCAATATCAGATTTTTCAGGAATAGGAATAGGCGTAGAAAAATTATAAGTGTATTGCCCGCCAGCGCCCGCAACTTCAAAAGAATGTCCTACTCTGAAAGAAGTCTGTCCAAAATATCTAACAAACATGTTACCCGTAGCATCCGCAGCGGCCTGCGCTGACATTGTTCCCTGCTTTAAGTATGCGGTATAATTTGCAGGCACAGTATATACTGACATAAGTGTCTGTGCAAGTCCAGCAGTAATTCTTGCGACTGTTGTTGAGTTTACTTTTATATCTATATTGTTTGTATTTGTTGCCGAACAGAATGCTCTATACACGCGAATGAATGATTTGATTGTGGTTGCCGCGCCGCCAGAAATGGTAACAGTTTCATCGATTGTGTTATAGTCGGCGTCTAATCCATAGATTGTAACAGTTTTACCATTTTCTGTTGCATTCGCGGCGATTGTTAATGTCGATGCTGACGCAAAAGCTGACCAAGGATATAGAGTGTCTCCAACATCCCAAATTGTTCCTGTCGTATTTGTAGACATTGAGGGCACAGCTCCAAACTTATGAATATAAGTTGTGCCTTTTACCAGGCCTCTAGCTATATTTAATTCTAGACTTTCTGTTGGATAATAAGCTATTCCCATATTATTCTTCCTTGCGTTTCTTGCCTATGTTGTATTTAACTACAAGGTTCCATTCGCTCTTTTCTTTATGAGAAATGATTTTGATATGGGACAAAGGAGCTACAGGCACTGCACTTTTACTTTCATCTACTAGATCAACTAGTTCCCATTCATATAGAAGATTTGCTATTGTATTGAGACGACCTCTATCATCGTCGGTAAATTCAGACTGTTTTCCGTCTAACAGAAACAGTTGCTTAAAATGGACAATGTAATACTTGCCTTGTTTATGTAATATGTGGCAAGACTGATAAAGAGTCTTTTCTTTTTTGGAAGCCACGCCCATGCGCGATAAAGTTTCACGCACCTTCAAAAAATTATCAGGATCTGGTAGCGTCACCTCCACTAATTCGTTTATGTCTAACATTCAAACCACCTTTATTTAAATTCTTTTTGATCTGTTCGATCTGAGCATCAGACAAAATGGACAAAGCTTCTTTAGCTTTTTCGTTTGAGTAGTTGTAATACTCTTTCACTGCATCCAAGTTTTCTTGCGTCTCACGCTTTTGCCATTTCTGGAAGGGCCTCTTATATGCCCTAACCGTATTTAGTAGGTAGTGGTATTGTAGAAGATTATCGGTGGAGGGCATCATATTCATCTGATTGGACGCCATTACCATATCCAGATGAAAGGATATGGAACGGTTAACGACGAACGGGACATAATCCCGCTCGTTCTCAGTAGTTACTACTATCTTCTTTGTCTGCTGAATAGATGGTATAATATCTTTGAACAGGTCAGACATATTCACAATCCACCATTAGCTCGGTTAGACATGCGACCAAGTTAATCTCCTGATCAGCCACAAATGCAGCTTGATACTGGTACTTTGAGATGATTACCACGGCCTGAGGAATGGATTCTGGCTTGAAGTACTCGTACAGACTATCATAGACCTTGCGATAGATACGTGCAGGTTCAATATCAGAATTGGCTACACACCACTTTCGCATATCACCAAAGTTCTTATCCTTCAGGTGCTTAACCAGATCAGCAATCTTTCTAACATCAGATAATTGAGAAACAATGCCAGCATCAAGATTGCCGCTACCAGAAAAACGCTGTAGCTCATTAAGAGTACGTCTATAGTCGGGAAAATACTTTTCAATAATCTTCGCCAAAACGGCTTTGTCATAAGTCACACTCTCTTGTGTTAGAATATTCTCCATGCGCTTCATCAACTGCATGGCCATCTTTGCTTTCTCATCATTCTTCAATGCAAAGTCGATGACTGAACAACGAGAATGAATAGCATCAATCAGCTTGGACTTGAAGTTACAAGTGAAGATGAATGTGCAATTCTTGGCAAACTCTTCGATAGCGCCACGCATTGCGGCTTGGGCATCTGGAGTCATATAGTCAGCTTCGTCTAGGATGATGACCTTCTTGCCACCAGTTAGAGATACAGTAGAAGCATAGCCGCGAATGGTAGTTCTCAGAACATCAATACCGCGATTTTCAGAGGCATTGATATATAGATGATTGATACCAATCTCATCACACATTGCTTTTGCTACGGTGGTCTTACCGACACCCGCAGAACCAGTCAACATGAGATTAGGGATTTCTTGCTTTTCTACGTATTCTTGGAACGGCCTCTTTAGCCGATCAGGCAAAATACAGTCATCAATAGTCTTCGGGCGGTACTTCTCGACCCACAGGAAGGATTCGTTCGTCAATTTCATTCACCATCTTTTGAATTAGGAGTTTTGCGCCTTCACCGCCAAGTTGCTGAACATAGATCATCTTGGCGGTAACCATCATGTTGGAAGCCAACATTAGCAAGTCTTCAACATTATCGCACATCATGATCTGCCTGTCAATAGGCTTCATGAGTTCGTCCATTCGTGCTATTACATCTTTGGTCATTATTTCATCTTTCTCCATTGAATACCAAAACATAGTTCTTGCATCTTGCGATGAAACCAGTTTGGTTCATTGCCTTCGATAGGAACAAAAACTACTGATCCTGGGCCCTTCTTATCTGCATCACCAAAGAGATAGCAGTGCCAATCAGACCGTTTCGGCATAGAGCTAACAGTGAAATAAACACTGTTAGCTTCAACGGTATATTCAGAAGGTTTATAACTATGACCAACCATTACTTCATCACAGCGTCATAGAATTCTTCAAACTGACGGTTCTCTTCCTGCTCTTCAGAATAGTTAGACTTGTAATAGACCTTGGCCATACGGCGAATGATCTTCTTATCCACACCAGTCTTGTCAAAAGCTTCGCTAAGAGCTTCCTTTTGGAAGTCCCTTTCTGCTGCTGCTCTGGTCATGCTATCATTCATTTGATGAATGGCATTCTTCAAGTCTGTCTTCTGAACTTCAGTGAGTGAATTGATACTCACGAAAGGCTTATTGTGCCCGATACCAGCCATATTACTTTGTCTCCAATGCGATGAAATACTTGATCTTGTTCTTAAAGACTCCGCTTGTTGCAACAAACTTGGCAAATGCACCAAGCTGGATTTCAACATCATAATCGCCAGGAACAAGCTTGATGTTATCAACCTTAAACGATGCAACGAAATCTTCGCCAGTGTAATCATTCAGCTTGAATGAAGCTGAATTGGAAGTGTCGTTTGCCTTTTCATGGGTCTGTAAACGAATTTCGCCATTCTTACCAACAACCGAAAGATGAGTGAGGCTGTTCATGGCGGCCAAACGAAGGAGCTTGGACAGAATAGCATTCGTGAGAGTGAAGCTAACATCAGTCTGCTTCAGCTTCAATTCCTTATCAGGCGGAGACACGATAAGATTTGGCGAACATGAGTAATAATTGAAAGCGATATCGCCATCATTCATCATGACGGAATTATCACTGAAAGAAAGATCGGGATTTCCTAGAGTTGACACATTACCAAGGAACTGGTTTAGGTCATAGATGCCGAACTGAGAAGGAATAGTATCTTCAAATTCAGCTTCAACAAGAATAGACTTCTCGGGAGAGATAGTCTTCTGGATATTGCCTTTCTGTAAGACAAGACCAGAATTGATTGCAGAAAAGTTCTTCAAAACACCAAGAGTGTTGTCACTAAGTTTCATAATATAATCTCCAATAATTTAGTTTAGGCGGCTAGTATAGCAGGCTTTTGTGGGCCTGTAAAGACTTTTAGCATGTGACCGATATCAGCTTCAAGCATGGAAATGCTTCCATTATTATCAAGCTGATAATCCATAATCTGGCCTGCCCATGCCCATTCCGAATAGTGGACTTTGTGATGATCTACCATTCTATCTTGAGCAATAGAATCATTTGCGTTTGCTTTCACTGCTTCATCATACCAAACGGGATCTGCACCACGGCAAACACGAACGGCGAAGCCGCCCTTTGACCGCATCCATTCGATCTCATTTGGAAAACGAACATCGGCAATAACTACGTTCTTGTACATTTCCATCTTACGTTCAAGCGCATAGACCCAAACGTCTTTGTGGAATACATCACGACCAGCTTCGGTACCCATCAACTGTAGAGCAAGACGAGGAGAGAAATCATAGCCAAACTTGTTTGACCACCACTCGTCCTTAGTTTCGCGGAAATTACGGCTCTCATCCGTATCACCCTCAAGAAGAGACCGCTGCCATCCGAAGATGGCAGCAGTTGCGTCCTTGACAGCATCGGCGAATGATAGCTTTACGAAGCCATGCTTCTCAACCAGGATATCAGCAGCAGTGCCTTTACCTGATCCGATAAAACCAATAACGCCTATGATCATTATAGATTTCCTGTAAGCTCTGCGATCTTTGGCATGTTGCCAGAGAAAGCATATGTTCCCATATGTGTGGTTCTCATCCAAGGGCATAACCAAATCGAACCGCCAATCTTTCTCCAGTACTGACAGAACATGTAGTCTTCGGAAAGATAACGATGAGAAGAGTTGACTTCCTTGTCAAGTAGTTCTTTTGCTAGAGCTTCAACATTCTCACCTCGCGCGGCAGCTTCCATCATGTCATGCACCTTATCGAAAGGTTCACCACGATCAATCACGGTGTCAAAGTATGCATGAATGTAGCGAGTGCCGTCGAAATGGGCCTGACCAACGTGGTCTGGCTTGTATGTGAGAGTTGGATAAGCTTCCTTAAACTTATCAAATACCTGACGCTTAACTAGCATGTAGCCAGTACCAATTTCCATAACCTCAAGAGGTTCTGTTACGCGGAAAGACTTTGTGCCAGGAACTGGATTGAAAACATAGTCACCAGTTAGAGTATCAAGTTCACCAGCATTCATTGTAGGATTCTTTGTGAGTGCTAGTGCGATATTGCGCCAGTTGATTGACTTCTTGGGATATGGTGCACCAATAACGTCCTTATCAAGGGCGATTAATGCAAGAACATCTTGAGGATCAAAACAGATATCCGAGTCAATGAAGAGAAGATGGGTAAAATCAGAACGCAAGAATTCATCTACGAGATAGTTTCTTGCGCGAGTAATTAGGGATTCATTGAATAGAAAAGAGAAGCGAACATCAATGCCGTACTGTACACACATGCCTTGTAAATCAAGAGATGCCTTCGAATACATTCCGTGACACTGACCGCCATACATTGGCGTAGCTACGAATAGCTTACACTTTCTTAAATCTTCAACTTTGACCTGTAATTGCATCATTTAAAACTCCATAATAAAAAAAGAGGGAAGAACACCAGTATATAGTATTCTTCCCACTTGATTTTGTTAATTAGGCAGCGAAACGATAAAACATCTTGCGCTTGCCGTTGACCTTGCGATAGTTGCTGTAAATCGTATGGCCTTCCATAGTGCGAAGGTCGTATACGCGCTTACTAACGCTAGACTTAGGAACTCCAGCCAGACGAGCAATCTGAGCAACAGTGATACCTGCGCCCTTTGTGTTCTGACGGAGTACCTTGGCAATCTTACGAATCTGAGACATTCACTTCTCCATAATATTATTAGACTGACTTTGGTGAGAGAGACAGGCAATACGAGCAGTCTTTTACCGTATTGCCTGGATTATATACTAGATTTGATCTAGTGTCAACTTGTTTTTAGAGGGCAACCTCTTCATTGTCAACAATCTTGGTGATTGTTTCATCTTCAGCCGGCTTCGGGTTGATAGTTTCGTCAAGCTTCATGTAGAGGTCCATAAAGCCGTTCTTAGTATCAACATCAAAGCGGTTCAGACAGAGCTTGATTGCCTTCTCACGATCCTGACCGAAGATGACAAAGGCTTCGCAAATGTGAACCAGACGGCGGGTCGAGATGATATCGGAGACCGCACCATCGTAGAACGCCTTACGGATCATGTCGGCCCAGTTGACCAGCTTGTTAGCAAAGTCCTTGTCTTCAATGCCAGAAGCACCGAGAACATTGTTCAGGATCTTGGCTTCGGTCTTGAGCGGCGGATATTCCTGCTCAAACGTGATAGAGAAACGTTCAAGGAAAGCTTCGTTCATCACGTTAGTACCGATGAAGCGACCGTCATCAGAACCCTTACCCTTAGTGTTAGCCGTAGCAAGGATGTTGAAGCCAGGAGCCGGAGTCACCACGCGGTTGATCTTCTTGAGATAGATCGGCTTACCTTCAAGCACAGGCTGAAGACACATAAGCTTGGCATCGCCAAGGTCGACTTCATCAAGCAGAAGAATTGCGCCACGTTCCATGGCAACAATAACAGGGCCGTTCTGCCAGACAGTCTTACCGTCAACCAGTCGGAAACCACCGATCAGGTCATCTTCATCAGTTTCCTTAGTGATGTTAGCACGAACAAGCTCACGATTTTCCTGAGCCGCAATCTGCTCAATCATCATGGTCTTACCGTTACCAGAGAGACCAGTCACATAAGTCGGATAAAACTTACCAGACTTGATGATCATACGAACATCATTGAAGTGACCGAACGGCACGTAACCCTTAGCCTTAGTCGGCACAAGGTCAATGCCCTGATTTACAGCGGCATGAAGCGGGATAACCGCAGCGGCGGCCATCTGCATTTGAGCAGCGTTAGATGCCTCGTCAAGCTGAACCACGGGAACCGCCGAGGCGATATCAGCCGTCTTCCGCTTAGACTTGGGAGCCACAGCCGTGGCACCGTCAGTCAAAGAATACTGACCGCGACCAACGCGGCGAGTATCATCCTTGGTCAGCCACACAGGCCGCTTTAGATTATACTTGTCACAAATATGAAGGATTTCCTGACGGGTGATGACAGAGATATCACCATATTCCTTAGCAACAGCGTTAAGGAAGGCATTCCGATCAAGCGACTTAGACATTTTGTTTCCTTGTTTCAATTTATGGTAGGATTATAAACTATATTGAGTGGAATGTCAAGCAGCAATCCGCTTGACAAACCGTGAGAGTAGAACTCGGGAAACCGACTTCTTTTCGGAAAACTTGATGAATTCCTTTGCAATCTTGTTATTGGTCATTGACGAATTAACGTCAAGATTGCCAACGGTAACATCAAGCTTTTTAGCGTCAAGGATATAATATTCATCATATCCCGCAGAGGTCACACCAAAGAACCCACTGGAAGTCCAGTCTTCCTTAGACTTATCATAAACTTTTCCATACTGGCCGTTAAACTGTTCGTAGTTCCGCTTAAAGCCATCGGAAGAAATGAAGAAGCCAAGAAGATTGCCACCAACACGATCCTTAAGGACATTCAGAAGCATTGGAGTCATTACCTTATTGTAGTTGTAAGGCTGCTGAGATGACCAATAGGCAGAACGGTCAACCGTGGCCTTATCAATACGAATATCATAAGACTTTTTAGTGATTTCATCCTGAAGAATGAAACGCTTCTTTTTGATGCCGTAAGTGTTAACCTTGTGAACCTGACCGATAGGATCAGAAGCACCGTCAGTCAGGAAGATTGTGTTAACAATCTGAACCTTTGAACGAGCCTTGAACTTATTAACAATCAGGTCAGCGGTACCAATGCACTCATTGAGAGGAGTGGACATTAGACTATCGCAGCTAAGACTTCCGCCGCAACCCATAACGTAGAGGGCGAACATTGCGTCATTAAACTCGGCCGTGTTCATGCGGGATGAAAGCAGATTACGAGCAATGAAACTGTCAAAATCAAGCTCACCTTCACGGTCAGTAAACAGACGATCATTACCGACCCGACCCTTATCGTAGTCCCAAGAAAGGGTCGAACGGAACGAATAGACCTCGAAAGGAATCTGAACCTGCTTACAGAACATGGTCAGCGAAATAAGCTGCTTTACAGTCTTTTGCAGATGACTATTCATAGAACCAGACCAGTCAATGAACATGACGAAGCCGTGGTTCTTACCAGAGGCCACCGTAGTAATACGGCGGAACAGGTCGTCATTGTACTTATAAGAATGAAGCTTATTAGTATCAATCACGCCAGTCTTTGCAATGCTGGTGCGCGAATATTCATCAGCCGACTTACGCATTTCAAATTCCTTCACCATGAAGGAGATTGAAGCCTTTTCAGCCGTCTTGAACTTTTGCAGATCAGCACGAACAACCGAAAGCCATTCCTGATTCCAGTAATTGCCGAGACATGACCGCTGGTCAGCAAGAACAAGCTTGTAATCGTTAACAACCTTGTCATAGTTGATCGGGCGAGGAATCTTCACGTAGATATATTCCTCGTCAGAGTCCAAGATCAGGTCATTCTGGCGTTCCTGCCAAGCCTTTTCAGTCTCGGACTCGGGAACATCATTCTTATCCTGAGAACCCATATCGATAGGATCCTTAGACTTTTCTTCAGAGGTCTTTTCATCTTCGCCGTCAGATGACTGGCCGTCATCATCAGTATCGCCTTCTTCCTCGTCTTCCGAGTCTTCATCATCTTCCGACTTGTTAGAAGACTTGCCAGAGGTCTCTTCGCCCTCTTCATCCTCGTCTTCGTCATAGTCATCCGAATCTTCATACTCATCGCCGTCTTCGGACTCTTCATAGCGGAAATCATCACCCTTTTCAGTCTCGGGAGTGTCCTGCATATGTTCCTTGGACCAACGGAAGATTTCTTCGGTCAGCTTCAAGACTTCATCAAAAGTTTCAGCAGCTTCAACCTTAGCAAGCATCGCCTTTTCTTCAGGCGTAAACTTGATGCCGAGCATTGCACCGCCCTTGAAATAGATATTCAAGCGGTCGATAAAGATCATTGAGTTAATATCCTTGGTCTTAGTACCAAAGAAATCCTTTTCGATAAGCTCCTGATAGCCCTTCACATAGTTGCGGCGGGCACCAGGGAAGCGGCGCTTTTGACGCTTATCAATTCGCGCGTCCTCGACCACATTGAGGAAGCCCTTGACCGCGCCCATTGCGCGATTAGAAGCCGTACCCATAACGCGGGTTGCAATGTCCTTGATTGCATCAAGCCAACCGTCAGGCGGAGTATCAAGAGCATGACCGACCTCATGGACGACCAGCATGTCTCTCAGGTCGAGGGACATTTCGCGCCAGATAGGGAGCATTAGAACACGGCTCTTTACGTCAAACCAAGCGGTCTTGGCCTGAGCAGAGTGCCGAACAGTAATGTTTTCCGTAGCTAGTAGCTTAGCCAGATAGCTAGTAGAATTGTTATCGTGTGAAACTTCCATAGCGTCCTCTTAATTATGGACTTATTTTAGACTGATTTGTTGGACAAGTCAATCTTATTCTACATTCTGAAAAACGTGTGGAGTTACGTCAAGGTAAACTTCAACCTTGGTTTGATCAAGGATCTGATCTACAAGATTTTGTAACTCTGATATATCATCTTTAGAGATAGACATATCTTCATGTGACAACTGGTGAAAGTTGTCTTGGAACTCAACTATCGCATGGGACAGGAGAGCGGCTTGCTTAGGGGAAAGGTACAGCGGTATCATCATATACAGGATATAGTGATTGCAACCCTGATTTACAATGTGAGAGAATGCAGGCCTGATATGCGCCTGGAACATAGCTGAAAGGATTATTGAATGATATCAGTGGTTTAGCTGTAGATCAATCTTCACTCTATCTAGGAGTGTAAGGACTCTCTTTTTGTATTCGAACCCTAGTAGTCCTGCTTTTTCACCTTTGGTATATGGCGCAACTCTTCCGAGTAGCGTGTATTGCTCTGAAGTAGGATCAATAATTTTACCATTCTTGTCTACTATCCACCAGTGGTAGAGAGCTTCGTCATCTAGTGCGCGCCACATGTGGACATTCTTTGGGCCAAATATCTTGTAGATAACACCAGAGGCGGTGTGACAATGACCATAAGTGCCATTGCTACCGCCTCTGATATTTCTTTCTTGCATCTTCTTTGGAAGAAGATCAATAGATAGATTACGCCGAATCGAATCGATAACAAGGTTAAGATTTTCTTCGGTGTAATCTAGCATTATGCGTCTTCGTAATCTTCTTCTTCTTCGTCAGCGCCTTCGATTACTGCGGTGAGTCCATTTGTGATAGCCTTAGCAGCGTTCATCTGTACCAGAATCTCCAATTCTTGCTTGGTAAATTCTAATATTTCTCCGCTGTTGATGCTATCCAATTCGTTTACAGCATCTTGCGGTAAGAAACCGATAACTTCGAATGGGAAACGCCCAGTCTTTTTGTAGAAGTTGAAAACCTTTATCAACATAGACTTGTATGTTTCGACGTTATCAACAATCGACAGACGGTTCTCGGCAAGTGTTCCTTGAGAATTGGGCGACTTAACGTGGCCAATGAAATAAGATTCTTTGCCATCTTCGTTAAACTTTTTCATCGCGTGGTAGATACCCTTGATGAAGTATCCCTTGTCAAGCATAGCGAAGCCATGCTTGCCCTTTCGAGTATCGATCTTGCCGTGTGCAACATGCTTAAACTTTTTCTGCATAGTATCGGCGAAATCTTCTTTCGTCATAGCATTCCAGTTGACGAAACTAGTTGCTGGTGAAGTACGCGAACACACGATAGCAGTAATGGTGCCAATGCGAGAGTTGCTGAAGTAAGGGCAGCACTTCTTAACAAAAGCGCGGATTTCATCTTCAGTGTTACCAATCTCTTTAGCTACTACGACTGCCTGCACGGCACGTGCCACATCTTCGTTATCGGCCGCTGCGCGCGGCTTAGAGTGGTTGTCACGCATTGCTGCGAGAGTTTGTGAGGTGAGATACCCAACACCATCGGCGCCAAGTTCAACAACTTCAAAGAAGTATCCTTTGTAACCAAGAGCTTTCAGAATCGGTAAGCGGTGATTGCCGCCGACCATGCCGTGTGTGCGAACGTTTCCGTTGCTATCGGTCTTTGGTACAGGGAGTTTGTAGAGAATAGGTAGATCACAGCGAGTATCGATACCTTCTGCGAAGCTGATAGCCAGTTCTGCGGCATTTGCGCTGTTCTGACCCTTTACACGCCACGGGTTATTCTGTAGGTCGTGGTCGATATTGCGAAATTCAATCCACTCTCTTCCGATGTAGTTGACACCTTCTAGTGTGGCAAGTTCTGAGTTAACATTGTGTTCAAACAAGTTAATGTTATCCCTTGTTAAGGGATGCTTGATAATAGCCATTTTGGCCTCCATAATTTAGGTGAGGACATGATTGTCCGTCCCTTGTTTTCTATGCCTTAAAAAAGGACTATAGAAACCTTTATCGTCCCACTTGGGACAAATACTTTGCTTTTGTTTCTTCCCAATCAAGATAGATTAGGTCATCATAGAATAGACGTTCGGTCGAAACACGACCTTGTTCTTTCAGAGACTTGATTCTCTTTGCGGCATACTTCTCTTTCCAGAGAGTGCCGAGAGCTTCATATGAGGTATCGAAAGACTTGACCAGTTGGCTTTCGTCAATCTCACCGCGAAGAAACTCACATGTGTTATTATATAGTGGACTAAAATAGATACCCCTGTGATGTTCAGACTTAATAATATCTTTCGGCACGCCAAGTTTCGAATAGGTGAATGTGTAGGAACGATTACGATGGTCGCGCTTATATGGCTGACCCGACGGCTTCGTTGCGCCGTACCATTCGAAATACTTACGAGTGTGGTTCTTTGCAAGCCAGTTCAGCAATAGTCTGATTGTCGGCTTGGTACATTCGTATGATACAGAACCAGAAGAAAAGCCCATCTTCTTCCAATGCTTTAGATTATCATACTGAGAAAGGCCGCCAGCCTTGTCTTTACCATAGAGAGAAGTGGTGGTCACGCCCGCGAGGACATCGCCATACTGTCTCTTCCACTGTGTCTGTACTTCATCAGATAGACACAATAAGGCCAGAAGCTTACCGCCAACATAGTTATAGCCAAGAGGCTGCAACGGTACAATAGTAGAACCGATTGCAGTATAATTGATCATATGACCTTGTGTCTTCTTTTCACGTTCCCAGCCAATAAACTTGTCGCGCGGAGTCAAATCAAGGAAGTCGGATGAAATGCAGATAAGGCCGAGATACTTACCGCTCTTGTTGTCCATTACCAGATAGTTGAGATTACGACCAATGTTAGAGTTGTTCTTCATAGTCGAAGTGAAGTTGCGAATCATATTCCATGTTTCAGACAATTCGGCTTCTTTAGTATAGACTAGAACAGGCTCAAGATTCATATAGTCATCAACAGATTCAGGATACCAGACATTATTCTTTGTCTGTTTAATCCATTCACCCTTGTCTAAGTCTTTCATTTGCACTTCATCGCCGAAAAGTGTAGATACATGCTGAGTAGGATACTTTTCATGAATCTCGCACCACTTCTGGTATAGAGTATATTCACCAACAGTCATCTTACAGACGTTTGATAGATCGGTAATGATAGCATTACGGACCTCATCATCTGTTACATCAGGAATATCTTCCAAAGGATTAGTGGCTTGCCACTCATTCCATTGAGCTTCTAGATGAGGATCGTGCTTCACTTCTTCAATTTCTTCTGTCATACCAACCTGCTAAAATTCCTGATTTTTTCGAACCGATAAGTCTTATCGAACTTGTCGGCAATGGCATCCGTCTTATGTGATATAATATATGTATTTGTGTCATCTGTCAAGGTCTGAATTATCTTTAAGAATTCATCAGTGCCATTAGCATCAAGGCTTCCGTCCAAGATTTCATCCAGTATCAATAGATTTGTATTGACGGAATTCTTCATCTTGGC